AGTGTGATGTTCCCTAAGAATTCAGCCTCGGCTGCGGAGATGACATATGTTCCACCAGAGGACACGTAGACGGGTGATTTAATGAATGTACCGTCTGTATCAACCATGGGTAGGTATTTATTGGTGACATCTGCCAGACCCACGACGGAGATGTTTGAACCGACTTCCAAGTTCGCGGTGGTCACGAGGCCAGTGGTGGCATTTGTAAATTGAATTGTATTTGAGGTGGTGTTCCCAGTGTCAGTGACCTGTTGGAGGGTTTGGAGTTTTGTCAGAACGTCTGCGGGATCCATTTTTTCAAATGTGTTTCCGCCACCATTTGTATAGATGTGCGGAGGTTGGGTGGTGACTACCTGAGCGTTGGGAATTGCATTCACACGACCAACACCTGTGACGTCAATGATACCCGTAGATATATGTGGTTTAACTATGAGACCAACATTCTGAATGAGATCGGTTTCGGCTTGGGGTACTACATTTGATATGCCACCAGCTACAACGTTGCTCACATAGACGGTTTCACCAGATATGAATTCATCGGTGTTTAACCCATCGGCTCTACCAAATGTGACGACAAGACCGACACCATTTACAGCTAAACTTTGATAGGCTACACCTAACGCGGGCATGGTGGTTGAACTATCCGCTCGAGCTTTCCGTATATTAAAAATTTCATTACCTGTATGCCCAGCCGCATAGACGACATCACCTTTACTTATTGTTTCTAGTGCCCTGCCTTGTAAAAATGTGTGATTTTGTAGCTGATTGGTCCAATTGGAACCATCGTATACAAGTATGTCTTCATTTTGGGGGGTGGTCAGTGTCACGTTTGCCAGTTGGTTTAAATTTACACCAACGTTGGAGGTGAGATCGGTGGTGAAGGCGGTGTGCGCATTGGTGAATTGGAGGGTGTTGGAGGTGGTGTTTCCATTATCGGAGACATCTTGGAGGGTTGTGACCAGGTTGGAGAGGAGACCACCATCCCCCAAAAAGGTGGTGGCCGTGACGTTACCACCCACGACGATGTTACTTGTAGTGACCAAACCAGTGGTTGTGTTTGTAAACTGAACCACATTTGAGGTGGTATTTCCGTTGTCTGAGACGTCTTGGAGTGTCGTTACAAGGTTGGAGAGGAGACCACCATCCCCCAAGAAGGTTGTGGCCGTCACATTACCACCTGCGACGATGTTGCTCACCGTGACTAGACCGGTGGCGGTATTATTGAATTCAATTGTGTTTGTGGTGGTATTTCCATTATCTGAGACATCTTGGAGGGCTGTGACGAGACCGGTAAGTTGACTACCATCCCCCAAGAAGGTTGTCGCGGTTACGTTGCCACCTGCGACGATGTTGCTCACCGTGACCAGACCAGTGGCGGTATTATTGAACTCTATGGTGTTTGTGGTGGTATTTCCATTATCTGATACATCTTGGAGGGCTGTCACGAGGCCGGTGAGTTTGCTACCGTCACCATAGTACGAGGTCGCTGAGACGTTCCCATGAACTATGAGAACATTGGATCCGTCGGTGTCTACGAAGAGGTTGGACCCCACACTCAGGTCGTATATAGAGGATGCGTTTGCGATACCGACAAATCCTGTAAAGATAGGTCCATCCTTTGGGGCCTTAATTGTCTCAAGGGTCCCGACGCGGGCTGCGTTGGAGGCGAGGTCTACCTCCAGTATCCCAACCCTAGAGGCGTTGGAGGTGAGGTCCACCTCCAAAGTGCCAACCCTAGCGGCATTGGAGGCGAGGTCTGTTTCTAGAACACCAACTCGGGTGGCATTGGAGGTCAGGTCGGTCTCTAGAACCCCCACCCGGGCCGCATTTGAGGCCAGGTTGGTCTCGAGGGTTCCAACCCGGGCTGCATTTGAGGTGAGGTTCGTCTCTAGGACCCCCACCCTAGAGGCATTGGAGGCGAGGTCTGTTTCTAAAACACTTACACGGGTGGTTGTGGTCACGAGGTCATTGTTGATGGTGACTATGTTAGCTTCGGCACCCGCTAATCCGGTCTCTAGTGTCCCGACCCTTGCGGCATTGGAGGCCAGGTCTACCTCCAAGGTCCCGACCCTAGATGCGTTTGAGGCCAGGTCTACCTCCAAGGTCCCGACCCTAGAGGCGTTCGATGTGAGATCCACCTCCAATGTGCCAACCCTAGAGGCATTAGAGGCTAAATCGGTCTCTAGTGTCCCGACCCTAGAGGCATTCGATGTGAGGTCGGTTTCCAATGTGCCAACCCTAGAGGCGTTGGAGGCGATGTCGATTTCCAAAACTTGGATTCGAGAAACGTTGCTATCGAAGTTTGACAGGAGTGCGACCCCAGTGAGTGTTGTACCATCTCCGTAGTATGCGGTGGCCTCAACATTCCCGGTGACGACGAGAATATTTGACCCCACATCATCCACATAGAGGTTTGACCCCACATCTAGGGTGTGTATGGGGGAGGTATTGACGATACCCACATTGGCTTCGGTATAGAGTCTACCGTACACATGAACATTGACATCTTCGGATGTTAGGGGGACTAGGCTTTTCCCATTTGCGCTACTTTGGGTGTAGGCGAGGATGATTTCATCGGTGGCTTCGACGAACCCGATGGTGACATTTGATTCTGGTCGTGTTAGGACGAGACCCAGGTCCAGTGTTGTGTCAAATAGGGTGTTGTCCTTCCCCAACTCTATGATTCCATCTCGAACCTTGAAGTTTTCACTATGGAATGAGGTTACAACACCTTCCACGAGGACATTGCCATCGACGACGAGGTCTTGGGTGATGTGGGTATTCCCGGAGACGACGAGAACGTTGGACCCGGTGTCATCGACGTAAAGATTTGACCCCACATCTAGGGTGTGCACCGGTGATCCATTTGCCACCCCAACATTTGAGAGTGTGGTAACACTCGTTTCCGGGTTATTAAAAGATACGACGTTGGCGGTCACATTACCGTTGGTGGTGGCATTTTGGAGTGTGATATCGAAAACATCTTCAGCCACGGAACCCGAATCTGTAATTTCTTTGGTCACCCGATTATATGCGAGCACAGTGACATTTCTATCGGATAAATCTTCGTTTAACCGCATGGGTGTCATATAGATGGCATTTGAGGTATTTGCTTCTAGGAACTCGTCACTGGCATTAAAGACTATGGTATTATCTGCCTGTTCCTGTCTACAATTTTTACCGAAGCGGATTCTCGTAGACCTCTCCACTGTCGGTAAGTTCTTTACCATTTATATAACACTTGATTTTATTTACACGAATAATTAGTTTGCATACAAGAGACCGGCCATACCATTTTGTATACGTAATATGTTGTAGTTGACTGCGTATATGGGGTCCATTATGTCTAGGGATTCGCTCATAATCTTGGCTGAGTTGAGGCGGCTAAAATTGAGGGTCCCCGTGGGCTGATAGGAGCTGGTCATGAGGCAGAAACAATACAAAAAAAAGTCGGGCGAGGTCACAAAGTTGGTGTGATAGTAGTTCATGACGTCGATAAAGTGTGGTTGACTCCACCTATAGTTACCAACATCTAGACCATTTATGGTGAGTTTAATTTTATTTGATGGTGAAGTTAGGGAGCTTACAACGGATGTATTTGATGATGCGATATACTTCACGGGGTGATTGAATGTGAGTTCTTGGATCCGGGTTTGGGATGGAATGTTCTTTTGAACTTGGGTGATGAGAATGTCGTGGGTCTTTTTGGAAATTTGTGCACGTTCTTGGGTATCTATATAGTAATAGTTTGCAAAGCATTCTATGTTATAGGCGGACGCATTTGGTCCCCAATAGATACGCAACTCTACATTGTGATAGTTTAGGGCCACAAGGGGAATTGCGGATTGTGCACTCTCACAAAAGAAGAAGCGGAGGGGGTAGAAGTAGGAGGATGAGCTCGTACCGGGGTGTGGTCCCATTGCACTCTTGGACACATTTTGGGCGAATGTATCTATGGCAATTTTCTCACTGAATGTGGAATCTTGGGAATCTACGACGGAGCCACCGATGAGGAGTTCAACCTTATCTACCAGGGTTCTCCAATCATCTATAGATTGGGCTTGACTCGAATCATCTGCGGCGAAGTACACGTACCCGAGGAGATCCCCGGAGCGTTCAAAATTAACACTGGACATTGAATTACTTTTCACTGCTCCAAGAATTGTTTGTTTTTCGATGGACTGTGAAAAGTTAGCATGTCTTTTAAAGTGTGAACTAAAGAAGGATATTTCGGGATTACCCATGATATATTCATCCTGGGCACCTATAGCAATCAATTGAACAACACCAGCGGACATGGTATACTACTCTATGGGGAGAAAATTACAGGTTGGGTTTCCTACACACAAAACGGAGGACTAAATAGTTATCTTCGATTGGACTTGGTGGTTCAATGAGAACACCGTCTTGGTTTCGGATATTAATGGTCAAACGACTAATTGTTCGAATGGGATTTATATACTGGGTTACGATTGGGTAATTATCTCTAAAGCTAATGAGTCCACTGTCATCAGCTGTAACGAGACTAGCGAAGGAGTTTCGCACCACGCTCATAGTGGCTTGTCCAGTGAGAACGTTTGACGCTCGATCCGAAAAAATAGAGTCCAGTTCTTCAATCGAAACATAGCAGTGACCCGTTCCGTTGATGGGTGCAACTGTATTAATTCTCGCAGCCAAAAGTCTGGCCTGAACAACATTATGGACGGGTTGGTTCAAAAAACATGTAAATGTATTAGCGCTGGACTGACCAATCGTATCAACTGTGATTGTATGATACTCATAGTTGAGGTCTGGGATCATTTCCGTTGGCGACGTGATGAGAGCCATTTATAGTTAGTTTAGATTAAAGATCCACCGATTCCTTCGGCAATCTTGTAGGAAGCGTGGTCACCCACAAGCTTTTGGGCGCCACAGAGACCACCTGGGGTGAGGCTCTTTGTGTAGGGGCTGTCCTCCTTACCCGACCCTGGTACACATTCCATGCGGTTCTCGAGATCGAATATGGATTTGTCACTGACAACTTCGATCTTGATTGGCATGGGCTGGTATCTGCTGCTTTTCTTCATGATACCTAGGACGGATATGATTGAGAAAAGTATGACGATGGAAGTGAGAGCATTCCTGTTGGTCTTATTGAACTTGAACATTTATAATGTATCAACATTTTTTATAAACTGCGTTAAAGGTAATTTTTTTAGTTTCTACATAAAGAGTAGATGGATGAAGAAATAATCATCGACCGTGGACACACGACTGTTATGAAATTAGACGCTGACGAGCAGGCCCTGATGGATGAAATAGAGATTTCAGCCCCCCGTCCCCAGCCTGTACCCAGACCCGCTCCTTATCGACCCCAGCGACCTGTGCACCAAGAACAGGAAACGATGGACGCCTTTGTAAACCCCAACAAGCAGACCGCCCCAAGG